GCAGACAGCAGCCGCACGCATCGACCAGCTGCTCGACGAGCGAAGCGCACTGCGACACCTGGTGCCCGACCTGCCAGATCCACCACCCCGTCCCCTCGATGGTCCAGTGGTGCACGACGCCTGAGGATGGACGCTGATGGCCTTCGCCAAACGCAACGGCTCAGCACCCATCTACCGCACCGCCGCCCACCGCAAGGCACGAGCCACCCTGCTCGAGGCCTACCAGCCCGGCGCGCCCTGCTGCCTCTGCGGCCACCCCATGTGGCCACGAGCAGACGGCAAGACCAGCAACCTCCACGCCGACCACTGCCCCACCTGCCAAGGCCAAGGGTGCGACCAGTGCAACGGCATCGGATACCGCGGCCTCGCACACGGCACCAAGTGCCAGGACTGCGGCCACATCTGCAACCAGAGGGACGGCGCCCAACGCGCGCGCGCCCGCCAAGAGACGAGCGAGACCAACCTCGACTGGTAGCCCCCGGGGGGCGGGGTCGACACGGGGAACCGCCCGGCGCCAGACCCGCCAGTCAACTCGGCTCTCCCTCCTGCGTGGCGGACGTCCCGGGACACGGGAGGTGACACCGTGTCGGAGTTTGAGATCACGTGCCCGTGTGGTGAGACGTTCAAGGCGCGCTCGTCGAGGGCGAAGTGGTGCTCGCCGAAGTGCCGGAAGCGCCGGCAGCGTGCGGGCGATGTCATCGAGCTGCCGACGGCGGCCGCGGAGGCCGAGGTCGTCGAGGATGAGCGGCCGGCGTTCACTGGCGGCGTCTACCAGGCGACGAAGAAGGCGCTCGAGGATGCCGGCCGGCTGGACACGCCGCTCGGTCAGACATGCCTCGTGCTGGCGCGGCGCCTGGACTTCCCAGCGATGGACACAGGCTCGGCGATCTCGGCGCTGGCGGGCCGCCTCGAGGCGACGCTGGCGGCCGCCACTCGTGGCGTGGCCGTCGCGGCATCGCGGCCGCAGCAGCTGCAGGACGAGCTGGCCGCCCGTCGCGCGCAGCATGGGGCCTGAGTGGCCGAGTTCCAGCCGCTCTACCGGAGCCGGCCGGCGCACCGGTGGACGTATGGCGACCTGGCGTGCAAGGTCGGCGCGGATCTCGGCCTGCCGCCCGACGCCGAGCAGCAGTGGCTCCTCGACACGATCTACGCCGAGAAGGCGCCAGATCGGCCGGCGTCGTTCGAGGTCGTCACGATCGCGCCGCGTCAGAACATCAAGACGTCGACGAACGGCATCGCCGCCCTGGCTGACCTGTTCGTGTTCGGGATCGAGCGGCACATCTGGTCCTCGCATCTGCTCGACACGTCGAAGGGCACGTTCCGCGACTTCAAGACGTGGATCGACAGCAACCACGAGTACGCGAGCCAGGTGCGCTACCTCGAGGGCCACCAGGACCTCGCGATCATCCGCACGAACCCGGAGACGGGCGCGGAGCAGTTCATCGAGTTCCGGTCCCGCACGGGCAAGGCGTCGCGCGGTCTGACGGGCGTCAAGCGGATCACCCTCGACGAGTGGCTGTTCGGCGAGCCGAAGCACGTCGGCGCGGTGTTCCCGACGATGCTGACGCGGCCCGGCGCCCAGGTGCGAGAGATGTCGTCGGCCGGCCTGCTCGCGTCGAAGCAACTGCGGGCCCTGCGCGACCGCGGCCGCACCGGCAAGGACGGTCGCCTGGCCTACGTCGAGTACGGGGCGAAGCGGCGGCGGTGCGCCGACCCGAAGTGCAGCCACAAGTACGGGCTCGTCGAGGGCTGCGCGCTCGACGACCGCGAGCTGTGGTGGCAGGCGAACTGCGCGCTGTGGTCGGGCCGCATCCTCGAGGAGTCGATCGAGGACCTGCGCAAGAGCATGCCGCCCGAGGAGTTCATGCGGGAGATGCTCTCGTGGTGGGAGGACCCGATCTCAGTCGGCGGCGCGCTCCCGTACGACGAGTGGCTCGCCCTGGCGGCGCCGGGCGAGGACCGCGGCTCGCCGGTCGTGTTCGGCGTCGACCTCAGCGGCGAGCGTGACGTGTGGGTGGCCGTGGCGTGGCGACGCAGCGACGGGCACACCATGGTGACGCTGGCGAACAAGGGCCGGCCCCTGGGCGCGCACGAGGCCGTGCGCGAGCTCGGGCGGCTGCAGCAGAAGTGGGGCGGCATGGTCGCGACGTCAGCGTTCCTCGAGGAGCTCGAGAAGGCCGGCGTCCAGACGGTCGCGGTGTCCGGCACGGAGTTCGCCGCCGCGTGCGGCGCGCTCGAGGACGGCATCAACGACGGCACGCTGCACCACCACAACCAGTCGGCGCTGAACGAGGCCGTGCGGGCCGCGAAGTGGCGGCCGGCGCTGGCCAGTGGCGAGCGCGCGATCCAGCTCAAGGACATGCCCGAGGTGGGGCCGGCCGCGGCCGCCGCCCGGGCGCTGCACGGACTGTCGCAGGCCGGGCCGTTCTTCGGCACCTGGCGGTGAACGGAGGCTCGGATGGGTGCTCGGCGCAGGATCACGACGGCCGGCCGTTGGCTGGCCGGCATGCTCGTCGCGCTCATGCTCGGGATCTGCTACTCGGTCGGCGCGTTCGCCGGCGGCGTGACCCTCGCCGCCAGGATGTGTGGGGCCGCCGTGAGGCTCGGATGGACGGACGTCCGGAAGCGAGGTACACATGGGCCTGCTTGACCGGATCCGGGACGAGCAGAAGCCGGCGGCGACGCGTTCGGCGATCGACACCTGGCTGACGCAGTACCTCTTCCCCTCGACATTCCAGTACGGGAACACGACCTACAACTTCGGGATGCCGGGCGGCCTCTCGACGACGATGGGCACCAAGCGCGTCAGCGCGATCGCCAACTCGCTGCCGGCGTACATGCGGGCACTGTCGTCGTGTCCGCCGGCGTTCGCCGCGCAGATGGTCCGGGCGCTCGTGCTGTCGCAGGTGCGCTTCACGTTCCGCAACCCGCCGTGGGATCCGGTCGCGCCCCGGAAGTCGTTCGGCACGCAGGCGCTGACGCTGCTCGAGCGGCCGTGGCCGAATGCGACGACCGGCGACCTGGTCGGACTGATGGAGTGGCACGCGGGTCTCGCCGGCAACGCGTTCGTCCTGCGTCAGCCGAGCCGGCTGCGCGTGCTGCGACCGGACTGGATGGCTGCGGTCTACGGTTCCGAGCTCGAGCCGTCCTCGCCGGCGCACGCCCTCGACGGCGAGCTGCTCGGCTACGTCTACCAGAACGGCGGGTTCGCCAACCAGGACACCAAGCCACAGCTCCTGTCGGCGAAGGATGTCGCGCACTGGTCGCCGATCCCCGACCCGCAGAACCCCGGCATGGGCATGTCGTGGATCACGGCCGGCCTGCGCGACATCCAGGTGGACCAGGCGGCCTCGGACTTCAAGACGATGTACCTGAGCAACGGGGCCACCCCGAACCTCGTCGTCAAGAACATCCCGGCCGCCAACCGCGAGCAGTTCAACGAGATCGTGGACATGCTCGAGGAGCGGCACAACGGCGTCGCGAACGCGTTCAAGACGCTCTACCTGACCGGCGCCGCCGACGCGACGGTCGTCGGCTCGAACCTGCAGCAGCTGGACATGCGCTCGACGCAGGGCGGCGGCGAGACGCGAATCTCGATGCTGTCGCGTGTGCCGGCGCCGGTGCTCGGTATCGCGGCCGGCCTCGAGGGGTCGTCACTGAACGCCGGCAACTTCGGACAGGCGCGGCGCCTTTTCGCCGACACGTGGGTGTACCCGGCGATGCAGGACCTGTCGCACGCGCTCGCGCCGGTCATCGACGTGCCCGCCCGGGCCGAGCTGTGGTTCGACGCCCTCGACGTGCCGCTGCTGCGCGAGGACGCGAAGGACGCGGCCGACATCAACTTCGTGCGCGCGCAGACCATCCGCCAGCTCGTCGACGGCGGCTACACGCCGGAGTCGGCTGTGGCCGCGACGGACTCGGGCGACTTCCGGCTGCTCAAGCACACCGGCCTCTTCTCCGTCCAGCTGCAGGCGCCCGGCTCGCAGCAGCCCACGATCGCCACCACCCCAGGAGGTTCCGATGGCGCGTGACCACATCCGCAGCCGTGACGCCGCGACGCGCATGGCCGAGATGCCGCGTGTCGTCCCGTTCTCGTTCGTGCGCTCCGCGGACGGCGAGGGCGAGGGCGCCGGCGACGGCCTGACCCTCGACGGCTACGCCTCGGTGTTCGACTCCGAGACGATCATCGACTCCTGGGAGGGCCGCTTCAAGGAGCAGTTCCTCGCCGGCTCGATGCGTAAGTCGTTCCGGGAGCTGACGCCCATCATCCAGTTCGACCACGGCCGGCACCCGCTCATCGGGTCGCTGCCCGTCGCGTCGTTCGAGCCGGGCTACCCGCGCGAGGAGGCCGACCCGCAGCGCGCCCCAAACGGCGGCGCGCACGTCGTCGCCCGCATGCATCAGAGCCCGCTGTTCGAGCCGGTCCGCGAGGTCATCTCGACCGGCACCGTCAACGGCATGTCGATCCGGTTCGGCGTCACCAAGGAGCGCTGGTACCGCCCCGACGGCACCCAGGTCCGCGACGACAAGGAGCTCGAGGCCGAGCTGCTGCGCACCTGGCTCGAGGACGTGCCCGACGACGAGCTGCTGCGCCGCGACGTCGTCGAGGCGTCCGTCGCCGAGATGGGCCCCGTCGTGTGGCCGGCATACACGTCGACGAGCGTCGGCGTCCGATCGCTCTTCGACTACCTGGGCGCCGACCAGCGTCGCGCCCTCATCCGGGAGGTGGCCGAGCACGTGCTGCGCGACCCCTCCCTCCCAGACCTCATCGCTGCATCGGGAGCGCGGAGCACCGGTGGCGAGGAGCCCGACACGGAGCGGCAGGCCGCCTCCGCGTCAGACAGCACCAAGTCGCGTCGGCAGCAGGCCGACGACGACGCACTCCGACTCCGGGGCATCGTCCTGGACGAAAGGAAGGTCACTCAGTCATGAGCGGCAACAAGATCACCGGTGCTCGCGGCCTCACTGTCGACGAGCTCCTCGCCTTCCACAAGGCGCACTTCGGCGACGCCCGCATGGACGCCACCGACAAGGGCGACGACGGCCTGCTCGCGGGCAGCCTCGACGACCTGCGCGGCCGCACCCCCGAGGAGCTGCAGCGCATGCTCACCGTCCTGGACGCGCACCTGCGCGCCCTGCACCAGACGGAGGAGGGCGAGCTGCG